GCTTTGCTCTCTTCGTTCATCTCTTCTAATTTGATTGTATTCGTAATCTTCTATTGGTTGACAAATCTCATTACAAGAATTGCAAATTGTTTTTTCGCAAACATCTCTTTCTTCTTTACAAGTTTCACAATATGTTCCTTTATCTACTATTTCTTTTGTTGCTCTAGCATCACAATCATAACAAAACTCATTAATTTCTTCCATAGTATCACCACAACAATTGCTAACCATATTTATAAAATGTTGTTCGTAGTTGTACATATTAATTGTTTTTTATTTGTATTCTTTCAGGAAATATTCTTACTATTTTGTTTTCTATATTTTTAATTTCATAAAATAAAGTTTCGTTTTCTATATATTCTTTTATAAAATAACATTCTTTAGATAATATTTGTTTTGTTTTTTTATCTAAACCATCAGTATTTAAAACTTTTACTTTTTTCATTTTATTTATTTTTAGTTTTGACAAATGTATAAAAAAATATTTAATAATTAACATAAATATATAAAAAATGTTAATAAGACAATATGTCAGAAATTGTAAGTATGTAATAATAAGTAGTTTAGGAAAATCTTGGTCAAAATGCCCTATGCAAAATACCCAACAGTTTCACAGCAGTTTCACAGCAGTTTCAGGACAGTTTCATGTACCATTCTAAAGTTTCAATGCAATCATCAAGACCTTTGCAAACAACAGCATAGTACCCTTCGTTGTTTAAATCTTCTATCCATTCTTTCTGGTGTTTAGATGGATAACATTTTTTATCTGCCTTTACCTCAATAAATAAACCTGCATATTGAGAGTTTGTTTTTAATATTTGCATATCAGGAAAACCTTTTACATAGCCAGTCTTTTTGGCGAGTATTGCCTGTTTCATAGATGTTCTGATACCTCCTAAACTTGCACAGTACCTAAGAGAAGGATATTGTAATTTGATATAAGTACACAAAGATGTTTGCACTAATGCTTCCTTATTCATTGTAAGTAGTTCTTTTGATTAGTTGATACATTAGGGGTTGTGATACACCATGCTTTCTTGCAAGAGCAGAAATAGAAATGTTGCCACCCCCATACTCCCCCCTTATCCCCTCTGCTTCATAGAAGGTAAACTTTCTTTTTGCATAACCTCCACCTCTTTTATCCTTTCTGTCTGATGTTTTTATTTTTCTTATTTTAGGCATAATTAAAATCTATCTGTTGTAAAACCATATTGATCTTCTACATCAACACTTAATATAGTTATGGTTACTTTATCTAAAGTTTTTTTTTGTAAATAACATATTCTGTTTAAAGTTTCTTCATCATTTTGAATTTCTTTTATGTTATCTGTATGCACAAATGTATCTAACAAGCCATTCTTACCTCTTCCTGCTCTACCTTTATTTTTTATATTGTATTTAACAAATACTCTATAGATTGGCTTTTTCATCGTTTTCTAATTCTTTCTGTAAATTGGCTAATGCTCTCCAAGCCACTTTTGCAGAATGTTTTATACCATCTGTATCTAGTGTACCTGCTCCTAACAAATGCCTAGTTAAAGCATCTAATTCATCACCACTTTTACTTCTATCCCAATGTAAAGGTAAATTTGGATTATGTTGTTTTTGCCCAATATAACTACATTTAGCTATTTCTAATATTGCATCTGGAAAATATTTTAAAACACCAGTAAAAACAGGTTTTTCTTTTCTTTTTTTTGACTTTAAATCCATAGACCTTGCACCTACTGGATATAACCCACCAGTTAATGTTTCATGTGCTTTTTTTTCTAAACCTAATTCTTCTTTAGTCATTTTCATTTTTGGATTTATATCTGAAGTTGCACTCATATTTCTGTCGTATTGGTAATAGTATTTACTATGATTTGTCATATAACAAACATAATAAAAAATAATTAATAAAAAAATATAACATTTTAAGTTATTAAATGTTAGTTGTTAATTGTTTTATAAAAATAGGTGTCTTATCTCCTACATAACTTCCTGCAACATTATAATAAAAATGTTCTATAGCATCTATATCAGACATACCTTCTTTAATTAACAATTCAATACATAAATTGCTATCATAAACTGCAACCGAATTTATACCATCAGTAATACCTATTAAAGCACTATCAAATCTATCTGCCAATAAACATTCATTATCTTTTAATTGTAATTGTAATTCTTCTTTATCCATTTGTTAATTGTTTAGGTTCTGGTCTGTAATGTAATACTTGCTTAGGATCAGCACCCTTATCTACTTGGTTTCTAGCATCCCAAATTAAATCTATGTGCTGTCTTAACCACTTCATGTATGTTGGTACATTAAGATGTATAAAATCTCCCTTAATAGGACTTCTCACACCCAAGCTAAATGCTTTTATAGCATCCTCAAAATAAAAGTTTTTGTAAACTCTTGACAAATCATCAGCTAAACTCTCTGCTAATACTTCTAATGTTTCTTCTTCTACGTTATGCTGTCCTAACTCTATGTAAGTTCTGCTTAATAAGTCAATTGATCCTATAACTAATTGACCTCTTGTCATTGTTTTAATTGGTTTCATATTTATTAATTTTTAAAATATTTTTTTCCAGATAATGATTTTTTTTTATTTTTTATAACAAAATATACTCTTAAAATGTTTTTAAATTGTCCTATGATTTCAGGTTTTAATTCTTTATTATAAATTAATGCTCTTTTTTCTATATAGCTTATAAATTTATCTGGTATAAAATCTAGTTTTGTTTTTATATTATATCTGTGTTCAACAAAATCTATTCTGTTCCATCTTAAATGACCATACTCACCAAATGTAATTATAATACCTTTTTGTGCAATTTTTAAAGCATAATCAAAACATTCAAAAGCACTTCCATATGGGTCTAAGTCTACTAAATCAAATTTTTTGTTTTTAAATTTATATAAAAAATCTTCTGCTTTCAAATTATAATCACATTTAGTTTTAATATCGTTATCAATTGTTATAATTTCTTTACATAATTTGTTTTTTTTATAAAAAGAATTACCTGCATAAACATCTAAAATGTTTTTTGGTTTTATTTTTTGCATAAAAAGATCATTTAACAAATATTTTTGCTTAATATGATTTTCGTTATATGTGTCATTTGTTTTTTTTAATCTTTTATATTTTATATTTATTGATGTTTCACTTCTGTTTAGCTTATCTGCTATAAATTTATTATTTAATTTATTGTTTTTATATTTTTTTAATAAATCAATATCCTCTTCTGTCCATTTTCTTGGTAAAGTTTTTATTGTTCCATTAATAAAATTTTGATTTATATTATTCATATTTTGCTTTTAGTTTTTGTTTGACATTAAGATTCTTTTGTAAATGAGAATGAATTTTACTAATACCCTTTTCACTTTTAGTTCTGTTCCTTTCCCAATTCCTAATAGCTGCCTTCCAGTCTTTCATTTTGTTCTTACCAACTAACCAACCTTTGCTTTGATAAAAATCATAAAACTGTTCTGCATTAATTTGATTATCCCTTACTACACAATAATCTTTTATTTCACTAACTGAAGGAACAACAAAATTTCTTTTTATTATTTTTTCTTTTATTATACTTGTATTATTAATACTTGTACTATTATCCTTAAAGTTTTCTTTAATACCCCCCTTTAAGTTTTCTTTAATACCCCCTTTAAGAATACTTATATACCTCTTATCAATTTCTTTAGTACCCCCTTTATATGTGTAAGCAGTTGATATATAGTCATTTGCAACTAATTCACTTATCCACTTAGAAATTGTAACAATTGACTTACAATATAGATCAGCAAAATACCTATTGTTAGCAAAACAAAATCCATTTTGATTAGTCAGACAAGTTATCTCACCATACAGCAGTTTCGCATTGGCTGTAAGGTTTTTATCATATCTAACTTCAGCAGATATTATAGCGTAATAGTTTGGTTTATTTGTCATTTTGTTACATATAAATTTTTATCTTGATCCCATTCATAATCTGGGTTTAAATCATGCCATTCATCACAACAATCATCGCAACAATAAATTTCTCCTTTTGTTTCTACAATATCATTGCAATTGATACATTGCATGTCTTCTAAATTTATAATTTTTTTCATAGGTAAAAAAAGAAGGGAAAGCACAATTTAACTAAAAACAGGATGCTCTTAAACACCCACAAAGTTTAGGTGGCAATACGCCTACTTTCCCTTCTGTTTTATTTAGAATGGTAAATCATCTTTTGCATCAGCAGTATTATCTACTGTCTTTTGTTTTGGTGGCTCATATGTATTCTGGTAAGCATAATGTGTAGCACCTTTTTCAGATGGTTCTTTTCTTTCACATATAACCATTGAACACCAACCTTTACTTTCAATTGCTTTTAACTCATCCATCTTAAAGTTAGCTACAATCATTGAACCATATTGTGTTTTTATTTCTTTAATGCTACTTGGTAAGTAATTCTTTTCTTTTTTTTCCATTTTTTCTTTTTTTAATATTATATAATTTGGTTAATTCTAAACTGTTTACTCGGTTTTGCTTTTCAAGACAATCAATCTTCTCATCTAATGTTACGCTTTCTATTTTACTTATAATATTTTTATAAGTTTCTGAATCAGTTACATAAGTTTTATTAAAAAACTCTACCTGCCTGTAATGATACAAAACTGATGCATGATAAAGATTAGTTATATCTCCAATCTCTTCTAAAGTTAAATCAAACATACTTCTTAAAACAAAAATATACATTCTTTTTGCTTGAATTACGTTTCTTTTTCTTGATCCTAAAAAAATATATTTTTCATCTACATTAAATTTCTTTTCTAATTCTTTAATAATAACTTCATGAAAGTAATTACTAAATTTTAATCTTTTTTTATTTTCTTCTATCATATTTTTATTTTAAATCGTACTCTATTATATCTACAACATCTTTTACTGACATTAAAAAATGGTCGGCTATTATTTTCATATGAGAATATCGCATCTTAGTAGTGTCTTTAACATACCTACTTGCTGTTATCTCACTCACATCTAAAAGAAAAGAAAACTGTCTAGTAGACATACCTTTTATTCTTAAAAATGCTTCAAACTCATTGTGAGCTTCTCTAATTTGTGAAAATTTATATTTTTTTGTCATTAAACATTCCAGACTTAAACATTTTTTTATACTGATCTCTAGGGTCAGCATATACTTCGTTTTGTTTTAATTCAATTATTATTTCTTCAGCTTCTAATACTGAAAAATCTTTATCAAAAATCTTATTTAATATTTTTGTTTGATATTCTTGTGTTAAAGATGTTCTTGGTAAGAGGTTGTCAATGTAATCTATCTGCCAGTATTCAGCTTGTTTAGGTTTACCATCAACAACCTCATCAATCCAATCATCGTTCACTATTCAGCAAACTCTCCCTCACCAAATACTTTATCTTGCTCATAGAAGCCAGTCATTTTAAGAACCACACGAGCCATTGCTCTCTTTTCTGCCATAGCAACTGGAAAGTTTTTTGCTCCACCCATTAAATTATCATCAGATGCTTCACCAAATGACATCATGTTAACTGGTTTGTTATTTTTACCCTCCATAGATGCTACTGCTTTTAAAACTACCCTGTCAGCATCCATAATAACCACCTCGTATGCAACTGTGATACCTTGTTTCCTTACAATTTTATCTATACCTGACCTTTTTATAAAAACAAAACCTCTTGGGTCATTATGTACATCTTCTTTTACTAAACCATTACCTAAAAACAATCTTTTTAGTGCTTCTTTTCTTGTTTCTTTAACTTCTGGCTTTACTTCTTCTACTTTTTTCATTTTAGTTTTACTTAAATTGTTACTCATTTTATTTAATTTTAGTTAATAAACACAAAAGTATAAAATTGAATTAGACTACCAAACCTTTTTAACAAAAATTTAAAAATAATGTGTGATTCTGGCTACTTGACCACTATTCTTCTCATGTAAAAAACCTTCTACAGCTTTAGGAACTCCAGTAAATCCTTTTCTGCTGTGCCAACTATCTGTACCTGATGGACTTCTTAAATATTCTACTGTTACACCAATGAAATCTTTAGCATCTAACCACTTGTGCTTTACCTTGTGGTGAATATGATGCAGGTAAAAGTATCTGTATTTAGTTTCTGACCAGAGTAAGGGTTGCTCTTGTGCCATTAACAGAGGTAACTTATCAATCTTAGCTCCATCACCATGCTCTAAACCTATTAAATTTTTACCATATTTATAATACTTTCTATGAGCTACACTTATATCAAAGTTTATATCATCAGCTTTTCTAAACCAACTTTTCAAAGCATGAGCTAAATGAAAACCACTTTGGTAATCATGGTTACTCATACTATGCAGTACATCTACAGGTGCTACTTGCCTTAACATTTCTATACATTTAACATATAACATAAGAGCAATTTGAAAATGTTCCCACCATTTGCCATCTACATCTTGTGCTGTTCCTGATGTTGTTTGATTGTAAACATTATCAATATGCAGTATATCGTTTCCTATGCAAAATAATACCTTTTCTATACCAAAACCTGTAGACTTGTCTATAAGTCCTTGTATGCCCTTTAAAACTCTATTTACAGCAGTTTCACAGTCATATCCACTGCCAGTTTCTAACTCACTTGCATATTTACCTATATGAATGTCGGCAGGATTTATTACAAGAAGATGATCGTTATCAAAATCTTTAGGTTGGTCTAAATATGTTGGAGAATAATTTTCTATTAGTTTTTTTATGTTGTCAAGTATTTGGTTTTCATCTAAACCATAATCTTTTTTTGTTACTATTGAAAATCTTAATTCGCCAGTCATGCTTTGCCAATGCTTAACTGATACAACATCTTTTTTATCTATACCTCTTTCTTTAAGATGCATATCTAAAGCTGTGTTACCATTAATATTATCTAAATCATTACCTCTAAACTCGTTAATTAAATCAACTTCTTGTGATGATAATCTTAATCTTTTACCTTTTAAATTTTCTGACATAGTTTTATTTTTTTTAGTTTAAGTAAATATATATTAAAAACAGTATGCTTATAAACCAAAAATAGGATGTTATTAACACCCTATTCTTGAAACTAAAACTAAAACAATTTAACAACCAGAACTGTTGCTAATAATTACAAATGTAATTATTTTTTTAAAGTACAATCGGAATTACATACATTTTTTTCAAAGACAGAAAACAATAAAGGTAAAATAGCTAAAAAACTTAATCCTAAATTCATATAAGTAATGCCATTTAAACTTATGTCTGCACTAGCAGCTATAACTAACACTCCACTTATAGTTCTTTTAGAAGAATATTTACCTTTTGTGTCTTTAAATAATTCTAATACTGATTTTAATAATTCTGTTACTGGTTTTATAGTTTGTCTAACTAAACTTCCTGTTAACATATCTACTATTTTACTCATTACTTTTTAATATCAGCAATTCCTTGACCTAAAATTAAAGTCAAAATTGCATAATAAACTTTTTCTACTTCAGCTTCTGACAAACCTAATTTAGCTGCTATAAATGGTACAAATATTGCTGATGTAGCGTACCAAAATTTTTTTGAATCAAACATTTTTTTTAACATTTCCATTTTTTATTTATTTTAATTAATATTAATACAACCAGATAACTGGCTGAACCTTATCTTGATCTGAATCTACATGGATGAATCCATCTTTACTTAAACCAATTCTTACAAAACCTGCTTCTGCTAAACCTGCTATTATTACTGCTCTATCGTAACTATCTTTGCACAGTATATCTGCTGCTATTCCTTTTATATGTGAACTTGTAGGATTTTTTATAGACAATGGGTGATTTGAACATCTATAACCAGATGTTATTTTATATTTAATGTTGCTGTATGACCTTGCCCTATCTAAATCTTCTATAAAGTCTAAGTTAATATTATTAGTTTTACAACCACATTTACAAGCAAATTCATTAACTTTAAAATATTCAAATTTCATTATCTTCCTTGTCCGTTATAAGGTTTTTTATATCCATTCTGACTCTTAGAAGAGTTTTTAGAATGAACACCTTTACGTTTTTTATTTTTGGTTTTTCTAAAAGCAAAAACTAATTTAGCCATGTTATGCTGTTACTGCAATAAATTCTATATCACAAGCTGCTGTATCTGCTTGTGCTGCTACTAATGTTATATCTGCTAATGCACCAAAAGAAGTACCTGTTATTGCATCCATTTCATTATTCATTAATAACAAAGATTCTCCTGCTGCAACTTTAAACCAAAAACTATCTGCACCATTATATAATCTAAGTGTTACAAAATTAGTGTCATCTAAATTAGTTACTCTAAAATAAGTGTAATCAGCTTTAACAGCAGTTCCTGCTTCATCAGCAGCTCCCCAGTTAAATATTGTTTTTGCTGTAGTAGATACATTCATTATACGTTGGTCTACTTGTCCTTTAGATGCAAAAGTTTTTTCTACAGTATTACCATATGAAACACCATTAAGAGTATAAGATTCTGTTATAGTTACTGTTAAATTTGCTGCTGTTACTGTACTTGCCATGTTATTTTTTTGTTTTTGTAAATTTATAAATTGAAAAACC